ACCTATCATTTAAAATACAAGCTACAAAACAACAGATACAAGAAACAGTTAACATTATAGCAAAAGAATGAAAAAATTAATTATATGTTTACTAATACTAACAGGGTGTGGAACATACACACCACAACCTACTATAAAGCACGTTTTGGCAGTTACTTCCGAAGGAGATACATTACTAATACCAATAAATAGAATACGACCTAATATCTATCAAACAATATATCCTTCATACGGTAATTTTTACGATTCTTACTATTACAATGGATGGAGATATAACACAAACGTTTATTCAAATCATAAGACTTACGAATCTAACAGTTCTAATAGTTCTAACAATTCAAACAATTCGTTTCAATCTGAATCAAAAGACATATCAAGATTAGAAGTAAACGAAAGTAAGGTTAAAATGAAAAATTAAATTATGGAATTTAGACAAACATACTTTTAGTAAAGTTGAAAAAGCTCAATTTGAAAAAGAGATGGAAGAGATATTTATAAAAGCTGAACTTGATCTTGAAAAAGAAATAACAAATCGTCACGCAAACGATATGGCAAGTGATAGTTGGTTAAGTAAAAACATTAGACCAATGCTTACTATATTTTCTTTAGTTCTATATACTCTATTTGCTTTAATAGATGGAAACATAGGAGAATTTAACATAGCTAATCAGTATGTAGATTTACTTGGTCAGATAGTTATAATGAGTTTAGGGTTTTACTTTACATCAAGAGGTATAGAAAAAACAGCAAAGATCATTAAGAAATAATGGCTAAAGGAATTAATATAAACACATATAAGAGCAAATCAAGAAAGCGTAAAGGAATACACGCTAAAAGTAAAATGAGTGCCTTAAAAAGCTCTAAAAACTATTTTAAGAAATATAAAGGTCAAGGTAAATAATATTTTTATATATTTGTTTGGCTTAAAGCAAAACTTGCACAACCTAATAAAGATGGACGGTGCTTGGAACAGGTAATTAAATTATTTCTTTTTTGTAGGCTTTTTTCTTTGTTTTTCTTTTTCTCCTTTTTCTTTTTCTTTCTTTTTAGTTATTATGAATTGTAGAAAATGTAAATACAATATGCTATATTTAGGTAGTAATCAAAATGGTTATTATTACTTGTGTAAAAAATGCAATAACGTTATACCTACAAATGAAAAAATTAACAAGAAGTAAACTAATAAAAAAACTTGACAAAGTATTTAGTTTATATATTAGACAACGTTATGCTAAAAACGAAATAGCACAATGTTTCACTTGTGGCAAAAAAGATCATTTTAAAAAACTTCAATGTGGGCATTTTCAAAGTCGTAAATATTATTCTACTCGTTGGGATGAAATAAATTGTCAAGTACAATGTGCAGGGTGTAATGTATTTAAGTATGGAGAACAATTTGTATTTGGCAAAAATTTAGATTTAGAATACGGAGCTGGATGTGCAGAATCACTTTATTACAAAGCAAAACAATTAACTAAATATTCAAGAACAGATATTGAGGAGTTAATAAATCGTTATAATATGTTAATAAAAGAGTTAAACTAATTTTTATATTTATAGTGTTCTGTTACATTTGTCTTGTATAAAAGAGGGTTAATTTATTTTAGCCCTTTTTTTTTGCTTATTTATTAAAAAAATTGTTTATATTTATAATTCATTTAAAATTATATATATGACTAAAAACAGAACCATACCCTACGAACAACACTACGTTCAGGTAGGATTTTACCAAAACTTTATTAAAAACAAAGAACAAGAAATCAAAGACTTAAATAAGAAAAATGATTTACTTGAACAAGAAAATGAAGTTTTAAAAGCTAAACTCGAAGTTGAACATACTAATAACTTAATGAGATTATGAACAAAGAAAAATTAGCAGAACTTTATCACAAGTACAAGTTATCTAAAGATGACTTTTTTAAACATCAACATTACACAATAATTACAAGACAAGGAATTGACAAGATTCAAGCTATAGAACAAATTTCTATAGACTATGAAGTAATTAAATGTGAAACTAACTTTGCAGTATTTAAAGCAATAGCAACTAAAAACAATAAAAAGATTATAACTTTTGGTTCTGCTTTAAAAGGTGCATCATATAACGAAGGTAATTGTCAAAGCTGGTATGTCGCTGAAATGGCAGAAAAAAGAGCTATGTCAAGAGCTGTATTAAAACTAACAGGGTTTTATGAACTTGGAGTTTTTGGAGAAGATGAATCAGATTCTTTTAAAAAGAAAACTACAAAAGAAGAATTAATAAATAAAATAAAAAACAATGGCTGACAAAATATACAAAGAAAAAGATCACCATCCATTTGAGAATCAAATATTTAATCACTATAGAAAAACAGCTAAAGAAATAAATGAGGCTATAGTTTTATTAACGGAACATAACTATACGGTTATTGACCATCAAGGCAAATGGATTACAAAAGAAAACATTAATTAAAATCAATAAATTATGAGTGCAATTATCAATGCGAGTATTAGGGTAGATAAATTACCTAAAGAAAAATTTATCAAAGGTAAAGATGGTGCAGTTTATTATAACTTAACCATTTCAGTAAATGACGATACAAGATACGGAAACAACGTAGCTTTAATGGATTCTCAAACAAAAGAAGAAAGAGATGCTAAAGTACAAAGAAACTATCTTGGTAACGGTAAAGTAGTATGGACTAACGACATTATTAAGTTAGCTGAAAGAGAACAAGAAAATACTACAGCTCCAGTATCTAATGATCTACCATTTTAAGAAAACAAAATAAATTTTTTTTTTTGAAGGGGTTTTAAACGACCCCTTTTTTTTATATATTTATACAAATGCAACTACGACTAGACGAACAACAAACAGTACAATATCTTGCAATGCAATCAATAGAAGAAGATTGTACAATAGATGTAAATGAAAAATTAGAATATCCTCCAGTAGCATTGTCTTTTGGAGAAACATTAATAAAAGGAAGAAATAAAGATATGCTTTTACCAATACCTTTAGGAACTTATGGGAACTTTAGTTTTATACAAGCTCCACCAAAGACTAAAAAAACATTCTTTATATCATTACTTGCATCAGTTTACTTGTCAGATAAAAATCATTTCGGTGGTAATTTAAAAGGACATAGACAAGGTAGAGAATTAATACACATAGATACAGAACAGGGTCGGTGGCATTGTCAAAGAGTATTCAAAAGAATTGCTGAAATGGCAGGAACATCTGATGGCTACTTGACTTATGGTTTAAGAACAATCGGTTACAAAGACAGAATAGAATTTATAGATTATTGTTTAGAACACAAAGCACAAAATGCTGGTTTACTTATTGTAGATGGTATTGCAGACTTATGTGCAGACGTTAATAACATTGAAGAATCTAATGCTTGTGTACAAAAACTAATGAGATGGTCAGCAAAACACAATATACATATTATGTGCGTGATACATTCTAACTTCGGTTCAGATAAACCTACAGGTCATCTTGGAAGTTTTTTAGAAAAAAAAGCAGAACTACAAATACAATTAGAAGCAAATACAGTTAATAAAGAATGGATAACAGTTAAATGCAAAAGAAGCAGAGGTTATGCGTTTGATACATTTAGTTTTAAGGTAAATGAAATGGAACTACCTGAAATCATTGGGGATTTATATGACCCTTTGGAAAACTAAATTATGAAAAACTACTTATCGGACATCTATAAAAAGCATCAAGTATGGATTGACATTGTTTGCTCCTTTGGCTGTAACAAAGAAACAGCAGAAGATATCACACAAGAGATGTATATTAAAATTCAAAAAAGAATAAACAAAGGATTAGATATTGATTTTGGAGATGACTATAATTATTACTATATTTTTAAGACATTAAAATCTTTGTTCCTTGATTTAAAACGCAAAGAGGCTAAAGTCAATACGTTATCTATAGACAATATGAGGGATTTTTTAGCAGACTTTGATGCAGCTAATTATGAAGAAGTCTATGCTACAATACAAAACGAACTAAACAATATGTATTGGTATGATAAAAAAATATTTGAGATCATAGAAGGTGGAGAAAGTATTGCACAACTTTCAAGAAAGTCTGGCATACCTTACTATTCACTTTATAATACTTATAAAAAAGTAAAAGAGAAACTAAAAAAATTATTATGACAATAGAAATTCCTAAACAACTTAAATTAAAATGTTGGAATTATTTGAAAAATAATAATATGGGTAACAGACATTCTGCTAATGGAAATAAAGAACAACAGTTTGTAGGTTTGATTGGAGAAGTATTAACTAAAAAAATATTTAAGAAAATGCATACGTTTGAAAATGGTTTTGATGGTGGCTATGATTTCATACATCGCACAAACAAAATTGATGTAAAAACTATGGGAAGGACAGTAGATGTTAAAGATTATTTTGTACATAATTTTATAGCCTTTCAAGAAACTTATGATTGTGATATATATATATTTAACAGCTTAAATAAAAAAACAAATAACCTTAATATATGTGGATGGATTACAAAAACAGATTTATTTAAGAACGCAATATTTTATAAGAAAGGTACAATAAGAAAAAGAAGTAACGATACGTCTTTTAAAATGAAAACTGATACTTATGAAATAAGAAACGATTTATTAACTGACATACAAGAATTATTATGAAATTAGGAGATTTATTATTACTGAAGGGTTATATAAATAAAAAACAATTACATTCTGCTTTAGTAAAACAATCTGAACAAGCTATAAATTATGATAGATCTGTCCCACTTGGGAAGATATTAATTGAGATGGAACATGTTACAGTAGATGAAGTTGCTGAAGCATTAAATGACCAAAGTAAAAAACAAGAAACAAAAGAAGTAAAAAAGGAAGAAGAACCTATGGCTCATAAAATCGGAGAGAATACAGCATTTCAAATGGACTTAAAGTTTTTAGTTACTATAATGTTTAT